TCGAACTCTCCCAATATGCGCCCGACACCCTACCTTGATGGATTCCGGCTAGGTGTTCGCCCGCCGCCTGAGATGCCATTGCGCGAGTGGGTATCGGAGAACGTCTACCTCCCAAACTCGCCGGAAGGGGCGCGATATTCGCTCGATGCCGTCCCGGCTCACGCTACGATTTTCGACTGGCTAGAGGATTCTGAGGTCCGCGAGATTGCCCTGATTGCCTGCGTTGGATTCGGCAAGACGGCCATCCTTGAATCGTGGTGCGCCCGCATCGTCGCTGTTGAACCTGGGGACACTCTCGTCATTGGCCAGACATCCGACATGGTCAAGGACTGGATGGAATCGCGGATGCGAAAGGTTTGGCAGACCTCACCACTGACCCGCGACTACATCCCGACCGGCCCGGAGCGGTCGAACTGGAAGAAAGACTCGGTGATTTTCCGGCACATGAACTTCTTCGCAGGGGCGGCGAACGTTACCGACCTCCAAGAGAAATCCATGGTAAACACGGCGGGTGACGAGTGCTGGCGATGGGATGACGGCATGATCGGATTCCTGCTTAAGCGCCACCACGGACGATGGAACCGGAAAAACTTGCTGATGTCCCAAGGCGGCACCGAGGGCACCGAATGGCACAAGCACGCAAAGAACGGCAAGTGGCATGAGCTGGAGCATGTTTGCCCGTCCTGCTCGACTGGCTCAGTTTTCGACTGGAAGAATTTCCAATACGAGACGATCCGCGACGGGAACGAGGAGCTAGATTGGCCCGCCATCTTCGCGACTGTCCGGCTGAAATGCCCGCATTGCGGCGAGGAGTTTGAGGACACTGAATACAACCGCCGCCAGTGGGCAAAGTGCCGCCCGGTGTGGGACGAGGGGCGATTTATGCCCGAGCGAATGACGCTCCGAGCAACCTTCATGACCGTTTGGCGCTACCGTTGGAGCGACATTGTGAAGGAATGGATTGTCGCCAACGAGGAGAAGAAGAACGGGCAGCTTGAAAAGCTGGAGCAGATCGTTACCCAGCGTTTCGCATCGTTCTGGGCACCCCCGAGCGACACCCCCCGATTGACCGACACTGGCGACCCCTACTCGAAAAACGAGTTCCACGAAGGCACCAAATGGGACATGGAGGATTTCCGCTTTATGTCGGTGGACAACCAGAAAGGCCACCGATGGGTATCCATTCGCGCTTGGAAGATCGGCGGGCAATCGCGGCTACTTTGGGAGGGGAGAGTCGAGACATGGGACAACGTCCGGTATCTGCAAGAGCGATTCGGCGTTGAGAACCGATGCGTTTTCGTGGACTGCGGATACCAGCAGGAAGAAGTGGCACTTGAGGCTCTGAAGGCGGCGACACCGACCGACCCTAAGCCGTGGAACCTAACCAAAGGCGCGGACGTTGACGGCTACGTCAAACGCTACGGAGAAAAGAGGTATCGTCGGATTTTCGGGGACTACATCAACTGCATTTCGTCCGCTGGCCAGCCCTATCAGATCATTCCATTTTCCAACCTACTAGCCAAAGACCGACTCACGGCGCTCATGGGTAGCGGCACATTCGGCGTGCCGGTCGATGCCTCCAAGAACTACCACGCGCAGATGCAGAACGAGCAGAAGCGCGAAGTGAAGCCGGGATTGTGGCGATGGGAACTTGTGAAGCAACACGCCCCGAACCATTTGTGGGATACCGAGGTAATCGGAGTGGTGGCGGCTTGTATCTTCAAGGTTCTTGTCGCGATGGAAGAGGTGAAGTGACCAGGCGACTGTCAAACTTTGACACCTCCCCCTTGTGATGGCCGGGAGCGCATTGCAGGCAGCACAAGACCTTTACGACTACGCACGCGGGGATGCCCTTCGCACTGCGGAGATCGAAACCGCGCTTTCGTCGGCGGTTTCCAGCGGGCTTTTGACCAAGGGTGGCACCGACAACGTGACCAGCGCGAGTAAGAACAACGTCTCGATGCAAAAGACGGTTGGGCTGCCCGAACAGCACCGGATTACGGCAATGCGGATGGCTCTTAACGGGCTTTTGGCTAACACGCGACCGAGCAATCGAACTTATCCCCGATACTAAATGGCAATCGTCGATCAATTCGGAAGCCCTTTTTCTAACCCCTACGGGAACCACATTGCACGGGGCGCGTCTCGTTACAACGGAATGCGCCCGTGGGAGCCTGTGCGGTTGCACGACATTGGCAAGCTAGTCCCCGCTATTGATCGGCAAACGCTTGTTTCAGCCTCTCGCCGCCTTTACTTGAACCAGCCGATCCTTTCCGGCGCGGTCGAGCAGAAGTCGATGTATTCCATCGGCAAGGCATGGATGCCAAAATTCACCGGGCAGGATAAGGATTTCGGTGATGCCGCGACGGCCTGGTTGACGGAGATTTTCTATCCGCTTTGCGACCTTCGCGGCCCGGTTTTCGATTTCAAGACGGAGCTTTACTTGCTGTCTGACGCCATCGACCGCGACGGAGAGGCTTTCGTTGTCCTGACCGAAACCAAGGAGGGATTCCCGCGAATCCAGCACATCCCGTGTCACAGGGTCGGCAACCCCGTAGGAATGCAAGACGGCCCAATTGAAAGCGGGCTTTACCGCAACGCTAGACTCGCGGATGGCATCGCCTACAACCGCGTAGGAACACCAATAGCCTTTGCTTACCTCGATCAAGATCAGGAATTGATCCAATGGGTATCCTTGCGCGATGCCATCCATGTTTACGACCCGGCATGGCAGGAGCAGGGGCGCGGATTGCCAGCATTCACGGCATCCTTGAACATGCTTCGGGACGCGATGCAGTCGCACGACCTTGAAACCATGGCGCAAGCGATGCTTTCTGGTCGAGTCTTCATCGAGTGGAACGAAACCGGCGCACCCGATACCGGAGATCCGGCATTCGCGCTGACCGGATCGGCCAGTGGCGGCAATCAAAGCCCAGGCGTGCAAGTTGAGAACATCAACGGGCCGATGAACACTTACTACCGCGCCAACAGCGGGAGCAAGCTAGAGACGTTCCACAATCCACGCCCTGGCGAGGCATGGGAGAATTTCCAAGACCGGATCATCCGTGGCGCATTGGCCGGCGTGAATTGGCCTTACGCGATGGTATGGAAAGCCAGCGGGCAAGGCACCGCTGAACGTCACGAAATCGCCAAGGCTCAACGCGCAATCGAGGATCGGCAAAGCCTTTTGATGCGCCCCGCGCTTGCAATCGTTTCGTGGGCCGTCGCCAAAGCTCAGAAGATGGGCACGCTGCCGCAGTCGCCTGAATGGTATAAGTGGAGCTTCACGATGCCGCGCAAGCTTACCATCGACGACGGGCGGATGTCGAAGGAGCAGATCGAGGGATGGCGGGCTGGATACGTCAACCATGAGGACATCCTAGGAGACTACGGCAAGACCCTTGAGGAGCATTACGACGCCCGCGCCCGTGAAATCTACCTGCGGAAGAAAGCGGCGGAAAAATGGAGCATCGACGGCATCGAGATTGAGGACCGCGAGATGTCTATGCTGACCCCGAACGAGCAAAGCGCCGAACAGATGGAAGCGGCGAAATCACCAACCACTCAAGACAATGGAAATTCTGACGATTGAAAACAAGTCCGGCAAGGTCCGGCTGAATGAGTCGGTCAACCCCGACTCCATGACCCGACTGATTGAAGAAATCAGTCAGGTCTTCGGGGCGCAAGCTGCCGCCAATGGCGCCCGGTTTGGAGAAATCACCAACTGCATCGAAAACGCGGCGGATACTTTGGACATCGAGATTCATTCCCCAGGCGGAAGCGTGCTTGATGGCTACAAGCTTTATCACGCGCTTCTTGAGCTTCGCGGGCGAGGAGTTTTCGTTACTGCAACCATCAACAGCCTAGCCGCAAGCATGGCATCCGTAATTGCAATGGGAGCGGACAAAATCCGCATGGTTAAAGGCGGGCGGATGATGATTCACGAAGCCTCCAACGTCGTGGCTGGCAACGCCGAGGACATGGCGCGAGCCGCAAAACTACTTGATGAAATCAGCGGCGAGATTGCCGACATCTACGCAGGCAAGACCGGCGGCGACCGCGACGAAATCCGCGACATGATGAAAAAGGAAACTTGG